CGATGAAGGGCATACCGTCGCCCCTGAGACACGGCAAGAACCTTTTCCGTTCCTTCCGTCTCAGGTCTAACTAGACGCCCACCGTCCAGAGGTGGGTAGTCGGCAGCACTTGGTTACAGCTAGGGCACGGTACGGTGGGGAGTATCCCCTCTAGCTCGTAGACCCACTCAAAGCCGCACGAGTCGCATTCTAGGTCGTAGTGCTTCATCTTCCGGTCGTCGGGGCAGATGGTGAAGCCGGTGACTTTGATTCTTTTCTTCGTCATGTTGTCTCTCCCTTTTGGAAAAAAGATAAAAAACACAATGACGTGGCAAACCCATACCAGGGCTGTCCCTGTCAAGGGCTGGTATGGGTTTTTCACGTCGATTCGTGCGGGAGAGAAACGTCAACCGAAAGGATAGCGGGTCGTATCTAATCGATTTTCTGTCGATGGTAGTTAGTCGAAAAAAGTTGTTGACTTCTTTTTCCTACATGTGCGAAAACGATTGCACAGTACAAGCCTTCGTATTACCCCTTGCGCCTTATCGGAAGTGCCAAGGGGTCGAAAGGGGCCCCGTATGCAGGAAGCGCCGGAAAGCCCGTCCCCGCTCGATGACCTTCAAGACTCCTTCTGGTTCGGTTGCTTCTGTTGTGAGCTAGCCCCGGAAGATCGCCCCTGCGATCACTGCGCGGGGCGCGCGTGATCGTTCTCTGCTCCTGGTGTCCGTCCGCTCTGGTGTCCTTCCTGGGGCTGAAACGTCCCTATTCCGACTGGCGCATAACTCATGGCATTTGCCGCTATTGTTCAGACGAACTAAAGCGGTCAATCGCTGCTCGGAAAGCGGGGGCTCATGGCATCGGTCAACGTCCGGTCGTTTCGAGTGATTCTGCGGGGCCTCGACGAATTCGAATTGGCGGCGGTCCTTCATGAGTTGGGTTTCGAGTTGGCCCACCGTGAAGTGGCCCGTTGGCGGGCGTGTGCGGCGCTCGCTGATGATGTTCTCGCTCTGGTCCGCATTCCATTCCTCAAGGGGGATCTAGATGCACGTAACAATCGCAGGAAAAGTGATCGGTCTGGAAAAGGGCAAAACTTCACCGAGAGACGGCAAGGCGCCGACGGAGTTTTATACGGCGTCGATACTCCAGACTCGACAGACGCGGGACGGGTCGGCGGGGGACGTGACGCGCGTGCGTTTCTGGGGCGCAAACGGAAACATGAAGGGGATCGAAGTGGGGAAGGACGTGACGGTGCCCAACGTCGCAATCCGCGCCTACGTTCCCAAACCGGGGGCTGAGCCGGTCATCACAGCCGACGTGTTCGCTGACGCGGCGGCCCACTAGCTCGGGTCATGGTTGGCCGTCTCCGTCAGTTCACTCCGGGGGGTGTGTGGGATGGGACGACCATTCCACTCACCGGCATCATTGAGTTTGATTTCTTTTTCACGCTGATGATGGTCTCTGCCCTGGTCGGTGTCGTGATCATCATGGCAATCCGCGTGATGACACGCTCATGAAATATCGCTCCGCTCTCGGCTGGTTCGGTCTGTCGTTCATCTTCTTCGGTCTGCTGTTGTTGCTGCTGTTGTTCCATCTGCAATGAATGCTGATAGAAGTGCGGTGTCTGTAGCCTTCTCGTATGCCTTGCGAAGCTCAGTCATCATGATCTCCATGAATGCTGGCTGTGAGCGATCGATTAGCTCGAAAGATACGCGCTGCAATCCTGAGAACTTGTTTACAGAGATTGTGTCGTATGCAGAAGTCATGCCTGTCTCAGATGGTGCTGAGCCTTCGTTTGTGTCTGCAACTGTTGGAGCAACATCCGCTGAGGATGCGTTTGTGTAAAGGCGTGGAACTGTGAAGCTCATACCTTCTGGCAATAGTGCCTGACGAGTTGCAGCCTCAAATGCTGGGCGACCAGTAAATGTGTCTGTGATAAATGTGTTTAGGTGTGGAGCAAGTGTAAGACCTGTGTTTGTTGATGTTGAGTCATCTGCTGCGCGAACTACGCGGCGTGCCTCGTCATCACCAAGAGCTGCCTTGATGTTTGCTTCTAGGTATTGTGCTGATGTGATTGGTGCTACGCGCTCGCGCACGAATGTAGTTGCTGTTACAACAGTTGGACGAGCAGCTTCAACCGCTGCTGCCTCTACTGGTGCTGCAACTGTCTCTGGAGTATTCTCCACAGCTGTCTCGCTTTCTGTTGGTTGGGTTGGTGCTAGAGGATGTCCTTCGACTTCCTCAGCTGCTACATCGATAACTTGAGCCGACTTAAATGCTGGCTCTGTTACCAAACTGACTTCTAAAAGCCTAGCGGCTGAAACATGCATTACGCCGCTTTTAACTTTTGATGTAATTACTTCTACGCCTACGCTAAGACCTGAAACCAAGCCTTCTTCAGCCATAATTAAACTTTGAGTACCTTTGTCGCTCTTACTTACAGAGAAGGTTGCATAAATACCATCGTTAGCAACTTCGTTAAAGAATGTTGCGCGACCGCGTGGGTCTTTTGTGTTGTGTTGATTTAGAAGTTTTACTTTCTTTGGATCTTCTGGCAACGCAATACTGTTGTTCTCGAACACAACTCGTCCTGCCGAAGTGTTGCCGATTTCTCCAGTGCCTACTGGAACAATCTTTCCAGAGATAGTGCGCTCTTCGACATTAGCCGTTAAGTCTGCTGAAAAGGTAAGGATTTGCTTTTCCATTATTCGATTCCTTCGCTGCCGTTAGGCGTTAGATCTTCCATCTCCATCGCTTGCTCTACTGAGATCAAACCCAGAGATAACATCTTTTCAATTACTAACAATCGCTCCATTGGCTCAGTCTTTAAGAATGATGAATCAACATCGAACTTGACCGCGTTACCGCGAGCAGTAATGTCATCCATTGAGAGACGATCCTGAATTGCATTTACATAGGGAGCAACAGATAGAGAGTAGAACTGCTTGCGCTCATCTAGCACATTTGCGTAAGTCATCGATGAATTAGCCTCTGCGCTAACTAGGTAAGCAGGGATTGAACATAAGCGAGCAATCTCTGTTGCTAGGAATTGCTGTGCCTCGTCATACATCATGTCTTTTGGTGAGAATGATGTTGGCTGGTATTCAAGAGTAGAAGTCAAGTAAGCAGTTGCACGATTGTTGCGAGCGTTCTTCCATGCTGCAAGTAATCCTGCAACTTCTTTAGGATCTAGGTCAGCTCCGTTATTCCGTAACACACCGCTGGGCATAGGCGTGCTGGCTGACAATACTGCTGCTTTACGAAGATCGATTGCAGCTCTAATTGTTTCAGATCCGCGTTCTAAGATTCCCTCATCAAATGACTGGAAAGTTACGATTGAACCGAGACCGGACATCGGTACAGCAACAGCATCGATAAAGTATTGAGTGACAGTCATTCCATAAAGGTCTGTCGTAAATGTAACCTTGACATTTGGAATCCATTGGAAACGAGAAGGTCTGCCATCTTCTGCATACACTTCTGTAACTTGCCAATAAGCAACTCCGTACATCATCAATGAATCAACAGTCCATGACATAGTTACTGAACGCGGTTGATTGATTGCTGGTTGATCTACCCATACAGGATTGCCAAGCTCTTCACCTGTTGAATTGCGATACAGGTTAAGTGGAAGATCACCAATGACACCAGCAAGTAAATTGCGGCATCGAGCTACAGATGGAACGCTCATCGCTTCATTACGAGATACTCGTGGAAGGATGTAGTTATAAAGGGAGTTAAGATTCTCTCCCATAATAGAAGGGGCGTATTGCGCTAAAAGCGATGAACGCTGATCATTATTGACTGCTTCAGTTTTGCGAAATAGACCCATAGACAGAAAGTGTAGCATTTGTCAAGCAATTAGACAATGTGGTATGGGCGTGTCTAAGTATAAATCTGAGGCTTAGGCTGAGGGATCATTAACTTACTAACTGCCATGGCAATGCCAATAGGTGCTGAGATGTCACCTGCTGACTTGCGTTTAATAATGCGCCATGCCGAGTCATTGACCTTAGCTGCGCAATTATTCATCTGTTGAATGAACTCAGCCTGACCATTATGCACGACTCGATGATTGACCAAGCCTTCTAAGAGATCTCCACAGGCTTTGTAGAACTGCTGACCTGAGACATCCTCGGTAACTACTCCAGCATTAGCCAAGCGATCTGCAATCGTTTGAGTGGCGTACTTGTCAAAGCAGACAAGGCGCGGCTTATAAATGTCGCACCAAGCCTTTATACTTGCAGCCATCTTCAACTCATCGATGGCGACTTGAGAGCTATAAGTCTCTAGGATTCCAATACCGATCCTGCCGTCTGGGAGCAATTGTCCAGCAATGAGTGATCCGTTACGCCTTGAAGGTGAGACATCAAAGCCAAAGATGGTATAAGCACCCACAGCCATCTCGAGCTCAGAGTCGCTAGTTTCTTCAAGGATGCCATGCGGCCAAGGGCTGCTTAGAGAATCAATCCATTGGCAAAGAGTCTCAGTACGCGTGTTCTCAATCGGTGAAGTAGCAATCGCCTCTTCAATTGCCTCTTCTGTGATGGTGTATCCCAGAGAGGGGTTAGCCAGAGCCCATGCATCTCGGTCGGTTATCTTGCAGTATTGAGGAGCTGAGTATTCATAGAATCCAAAAGACTTGGGTGGGTAATCGATAGCTCTTTCTCGTAAGTCGTTGAGTACCACGCTGAAAGCGTCTCCTGCATTAGAGGTAAGAAGTGTCTGAGAGTTTGGGTGAGCTCTAGTTGTAGGAGTAGCAGCTCTAAATCCATCTTCTGTGATCTCTCGGACCTCATCGATGTAGAGGAGTCCATTGACTGAACGGCCGCGTGAGCCGTCTCTAGTTGCCGCAACAACATCGAGCCTTGCTCCAGATAGCATCTCAATTGACTCTGTGCCGTTGGCGTGTCTGATCTGTTTAACGAATCCTTTGAGGTGGTCATTTGTCTCCAATAGGTGAGTTACTTGTCTGAAGGTGTCGAGTGCCATAGAGCGGTTAGAGGACATGATAAGCACATTGGTATTCCACTTGATCAGGTGAGCAAGTATCAGCATACGCGCTAGGTGGGTCTTGCCGTTCTGTCGAGCTACAAGAATCAGGTTTGTCTTGCGAATCCACATCCCTTTCTTGTCCACAGTCAGCATGTCCTTAAGCACGAACTCCTGCCATGGAAGCAGGGGCATCTTCACAATCTCACAGAGATCTTTTACATCTTGCAGCTTGTTTTCGCCCTTGAGAAGTGGACTGTGAAGCCGTGGCTTGGTTGCCCCTCGTAGGGCTTTGGGCTTTTTGGGTTTAGTTGTCATTGACTCGGATTAGGTCGGGTCTTAAAAGGACTGTCCAGCATCGTCTCGGACTGCATCGGGGAGGTATAGTCAGAAAAGACAGGATGGAAGCGTACTAGAAGGCGAGATCACCCCAGCGGTGGAATACTCATTCGAGCAGTACGCTAAAAAGGGCTTCCATAAGGCGTTCCGCGATGAAGAAAAGCAGAGCGATGTCTATTGGTTAGCATGGGAAGTAACACGCAGGTCAGGTGAGTCTGTTAAGCCTTTCGGTATGGATTTCATCGAGACACTCAAAAGTGTCGAGGTGCTTGATTCAGACCCTTTAGCTTAAAGCGGGATCTCCCATTCACCTACTTGATTGCTAGGCTAAGCATCAGGTTAGGGATTCCGCCACAAGCACTTTTAGATTTAGATAAGACCATGCTAGATGCTCTAGTTCAAGGTCTCAAGGATGAAGCGAAAGAGGTGAGCGATGCCAACCGAGGTCAAAGGCGCGGTCGAGCTTAGAAAAGCCCTCAAGAAGTTCACTCCAGATCTTGCTAAAGAAACACAAAAAGAATTAGGCACAATCCTTAAGCCAATTACTCAGAAAGCTCGCGGCTTCATTCCTTCAACCTCACCTTTAAGCGGATGGGAAAGAGAAGGCGGTGGAGCGTGGGGTCGTATTGCCTTCTCATCTGGAGAAGCAAAGCGCGGCATTGGATACAAAGCAACGCCATCGAAGCCCAACCGATCAGGATTTAGATCTCTTGCTCGTATTGTTAATGCTTCACCTGCTGGATCAATCTATGAGACTGCTGGTCGCTTAAACCCTCAAGGCAGACCACAAGCTCCACTAGCAAAGGTAGTAGCCCCTGGGCACGTTAATTTTGGTAAGACAATCAGATCAGGTTCTAAGGGTCAGTCTTTAAGTAACAACCCTGATGCTGGTCGTCAGTTTATTGATGCGATGAACAGAACATCACCCATTGTCAATGCTTTTAAGAGACAAGAAGGTCAGGCTGGTCGATCTACTCGTAAGATGAAAGGTCGTGCAATCTTTCGTGCGTGGGCAGAAGATGGCGGCAAGACTAATGCAGCTGTAATTGCTGCAATTGAAAAATCTAAAATTAAGTTCGAGAACGCGATTAAGGTGGCTAACTGATGGCAGCAGATGTAAGAATTGACATAGCCGCCCAATTCGTAGGCAAGAAAGCATTTAAGGAAGCTGAGACTTCTACCGACAAACTTAACAAAAGTGTCAAGACACTTGGTAAGAGCTTGCTTGCTGTTTATAGCGCACAGAAGATTCTATCTTATGCAAAGGCTTCTGTTAAGGCGTTCGCGGAAGATGACAAGGCAGCAGCATCACTAGGACAGACTCTCAAGAATCTAGGTCTGGCTTACGGCTCAAGTGCCGCAACAGTTAATGGATTCATCTCTCGCCTTGAGATGCAGACAGGTGTACTCGATGACGAGCTACGCCCTGCCATGGATCGATTCCTTAGAGCAACATTAGACGTAACTAAATCACAGGAGCTTCTAGGCTTAGCACTTGACATCTCAGCAGGTACAGGCAGAAGCCTTACTCAGGTCTCACAGTCACTTCAGAAGGCTTACCTTGGTCAGACTCAGGCACTCGGTCGCTTAGGTGTTGGTCTATCTAAGGCAGAGCTTGAGTCATCATCTTTTGCTGAGATCCAAGATCGCCTTAATGTTTTATTCGCTGGACAAGCCACAACAGCAGCAGATACTTATGCAGGTTCACTTGCTAGATTAACTGTTGCGGGTAACAATGCTAAGGAAACTATTGGCAAGGGTCTAGTTGATGCTTTTGTGACAGCATCCAACTCATCATCAATAGATGACTTTGTAAGTAAGATCGATAGAGTCGCACAATCGGTTGCTGGCTTTGTTCGTGAGACTGGAAAGTTTATCCAGATCACAAGAGACATTTTCAACAACCCTAGCTTCTTTGCTCCATCTGGCGGCTTGTTTGGTGACGGAAAAGGATTTGGTAACATCTCTTTAACTGTGTCCTCACAGGACACTCAAAGAGCAGATGCTATTGCTAAGAAGAATCAGAGCCAGATTACCAAGCTAACTAAAGAGCAAGCAGCCGCACAGGCTAAGATCGTCAAAGATAAGAAGTTAGCCGCAGCAATCGACAAGGCTAACCTTGCGCTTAACAAGGGTCAAGATGTCTTTGACCTTGATAAGATCCAGATTGCAGCAGCCCTTACCTCTCAGGCTGAGGCACTTGGTAAGGCAACAAGCAGCGCACAGGTGCTACAGATTGCTAATGACACAGCTCGCCTTAATTTAAAGAAGTCAATCCTTGCACTAGAGGATGCCATCGCTGCAAAGGATGAGCAAGCAATCATCAAGGCAACAGAGAAGCTTAACGCTGACCTAAAGATCCTTGGTGCGCTATCTGGTCAGAATGTAAAGCTTCAAGACATCAAGTCAATCCTTGACAGCCTAAAGCCGAAGGATCTAATCAATCTGGCTAACCTAGATGCTGCTATTGCTAAGATGATGGAACTGCTACGCCTACAAGGTGCTAAGCCTTCTGCATCAACAGGAGCTGCAACCGCATCGACAACCTCAACAGGTGGGGCAACGATCTTTCCTTTCCCTAGCGGTGCTACAAGTATTGCTGAGACTAACGCTAATGTGGCTGCACTTGGTGGAGTCATTACACAGATCCTGCCTAACCTTCGTGAGTTCACTCCAGATACAGGAATGATCTCAGGCATTAGCCCTAATGGTCGTGAGTACAACTTCTCAGTTACTGTCAATACTGGCATTGGAGATCCTAACGCTATTGCAGAAGCAGTAGATCAAGTCATCACTGATGCAGTCCAGCGCGGCACATTGAGGGGCGGGTTGTTCGCAGTATGACATGGCTTCCAGAGTGGCGAGTGACAGTAGGTGATGATGTCTATACGACTGTCACCTCTGTCTCTTTTGCATCTGGTCGCTTAGACATTGATCGCCAATGCACAGCAGGTTACTGTCAAGTAGAGATCATCAATACAGATAACTCACCTTTTACTATCAATGTCACAGAGCCAATCACCCTAGAGCTTAAGAACAGCAGCGGCACTTATGTCACAGTATTCGGTGGAGAGGTCTCAGACTTCAACATAAATGTGCGAAGCCCAGAGGAGACTGGCTACGTAACCACAGGCAAGATCCTAGGCATTGGCTCACTAGCTCGCCTCACAAAGGTTGTCTACAACACAGCTCTCGCAGAGGGCTTGGATGGCGCACAGATCTCCACAATTCTAGGCTCTGCCCTTAACTATAATTGGAATGAAGTCACCCCTACTGTGACGTGGGCTACATACCCTGCAACTACGACATGGAATGATGCAGAGTCTTATGTGGGCGAAGTGGACTCAGGCTTCTACACGATGATTGCCCTAGCAGCTAACGCTACGGCTAAGAGCCAGACCCTTATCGATCAGATTGCCAATAGCGCACTTGGTCAGATTTACGAAGAAAAGGATGGGGATGTCTCTTATGCAGATGCCGATCACAGATCTAACGTACTCGCAGCAGATGGCTACACTTTCCTCGATGGAGCGTATGCAACACCAAGCTCTATCAGCTCAACAACTCAGATTGCTCGCATCCGTAACAGCCTTATCTATCGCTACGCCACAGGATACGCTTCAACCTACAGCACCTCAGATACCGACTCCATAGCCTCTTACGGACTCTTTGAGCGTTCATTCGACTCTAACATCAAGAACCTCGCAGACATCACTGACATCGCCACTAGAGAGCTTAATTTAAGGCGTGTGCCTAAAGGCTCATTGGGAGCGATTACTTTCCGCCTAGACAATCCAAACATCGGCAATGCGATGCTTGACAGCCTTATTGGAATGTCTTTCGGAGAGCCTGTCCTTATCAACAATCTGCCTAGCAATCTGCTGGGTGGAACTTTTGATGGTTTTGTGGAGAATGTGGCACTTCGAGCGACACCTACTTTTGTGGACATAACCCTCTACATTTCAGCAACCGAGTTCTCTTTATCCACGACTCAGTGGGATACAGTAGTTCCAAATAACATAATCTGGACAGGCGTAAATGGTACACTTGACTGGAACAACGCGATCGGAGCATTAGACTAAATGGCAACAAGTCCTAACTTTGGGTGGCTAGAACCCGATAACACAGATCTAGTTAAGAATGGCGCACTCGCTATTCGCACAGCTGTTAATGCTATTGATGCTTCTATGGCAGATCTGAAGGGTGGCACTACAGGTCAAGTCCTATCTAAGACTAGCAACACAGACATGGACTTTACATGGGTTGCACAGGATGACTCTAACGCGATTCAAAATGCAATCGTTGATGCTAAGGGCGATCTGATTGCTGCCACAGCAGCAGACACTCCAGCTCGCCTTGCAGTCGGTACTAATGGTCAAGTGCTTACAGCAGACTCAACAGCTTCAACTGGTCTAGCTTGGGCTACACCTTCCGCTGGTTCGACTTATGTGGCTGGAAAAAACTTTGTCATTAACGGAGCGATGGACATCTGGCAGCGTGGAGCAACTGGATTGGGTACATCAACAGGTTCTTACACAGCAGATCGCTGGGTGCTAGGTTCATCATCAACAACAGTCACGCGTGACACAGATGTTCCGACTTCTCCTTATTTTCAGTATTCGCTAAAGATGGTCGGCACAGGTGCTAACTCAATTATCACTAAGTTAGAATCTGCTATTTCTACACCTTTAGCAGGTCAAACAGTAACATTCTCATTCTATGCAAAGCGCACTGCTGGCACAGGCAATCTTGATGTTCGCTTTTACTATGCGAACGCAACAGATAATTTCGCCTCAGTTACTCAGATTGGCAGCACAGTAGTAGTCGCCGCTAGTCCTTCATCATCTTGGACACGCTACTCAGTTACCGCTGCAATCGGTACAAATGTCACTACAGGCTTGCAAATCCTTATCAACAACGATGCAGGATCTGGAAGCACTACATTTATCACAGGCGCACAATTGGAAATCGCTTCTAGTGCTTCTGCTTTTTCTCGCAATGCTTCAACAATTGCTTTAGAATTAGCAGCTTGCCAGCGTTATTATCAATCAACAGGAACAATCGGCGTGATGTCTTATTCTGCTGTAGGTGTTCTTGGCTTCGTGTTTCCAGTTCAGATGAGAACTACTCCAAGTGTTTCATGGAGTTATGCTGGAACTGCTAATCGAATGTATAACATCCAAACAGGCGGAACATTCGATCTAGTATCTCCAACAACTATTGTAACCAACACAGCAATCACTAACATGTATGCTTTCACGCCTACAAACTGGGCAACAGCAGCAGCTAACGGATTTACTACTTCATGGGTCATGAGTGCGGAGCTATAAGATGATAACTTGGGAAAAATACACAGACGAGAATGGCGTAGAGTCAATTCAAAAGATTGATGAAAACGGCACAATCTGGCATGTGCCAGCAGATGCAACTAACTCTGACTATCAGGCTTATCTAGAGCATGAAGCCGAAGCTAAGTAAGGCAGCGATACAGCTTCGCGAGCAATTCGATGACTCGTTCCCAGATCGTGACCGCACATCGGATGGTTGGATCGGTGATACCAGACACGCTGCTCGCAAGTCTGATCATAATCCAGATGAGCAGGGCTGGGTTCGTGCCATTGATGTTGACAAAGATCTCCACAAAGGCGGAAAGCCAGATGTCATGGGAGACCTTGCTGATCAGCTACGCACCTTATCCAAGTCAAAAGCAGACAAGCGTATTAGTTACATCATTTTCGATGGACGAATCTGCTCCAGCATCCTTAACTGGAAGTGGCGCAAATACACAGGGGCTAACAAACACATTAAGCACATTCATGTTAGCTTTAAGAAAGAAGCTGACAATGATGGTGCTTTTTTTCAAGTACCTATGTTAGGAGCATCTAATGGATAATCTACTTCTCATCATCGCTGGCGTTGCAGGTGTTGCAATCCTTCCAGCAATCCGCACAGCTATTAAGTCATACCGCGCTCGTAAGTCAGCAGCAGACATCATTGTCGATGCACTAGAGGCAGCCATTGACGAGGTAGATAAGAAGTGACACAGGCAGACTTCTTCACCCTTTACATCGCCACCATTGCTGCATTGGGTGGGTTGTCTGGCTATGTGATCACACACCTATTGTCAGAGATCAAAAGACTCAACACGCGAGTGGATGAGATCTACAACATCTTGCTTGACAGGTAGCATTGTGCTATGGCAAGAAAAGCATCTAAGGCGTTAGAGGATCAAGGCTACTCAAAGCTAGAGGCGCACTGTATTGCTCTTAATGAGTATTACAAGGCATTGCGCAAGGCTGGCTTTAGTGAAGGCTTATCTCTGTTTATGATCACCGATGTTCCCTCTTATCCTCGTTGGATCTTGCCAGACCCAATAGACCCTGAGAAGTTCGGGGATTACGAGGATGATGAGGATGACTATTAAGCGAATTGTCGTAGTATCGGATCTCCAAGTTCCCTACCATGACAGGGTTGCAACTCGTAACCTTGCAAGCTTTATTAAGAAGTTCAAGCCAGACCAAGTAGTTACCATTGGCGATGAGATCGATCTTCCACAGATTTCCAAGTGGGAAGAAGGTCGCATGGGCAGCTATGCACAGACCCTAGACGATGACCGCAATGAAGCTGTAGATCTACTCTGGGAGTTAGGTGTCACAGATTGCATCCGTAGCAATCACACAGACCGCCTGTACAACATCATCATGGCTAAAGTGCCAGCCTTCGGTGCATTGCCAGAGCTTCGGTTTGAGAAGTTCATGAAGTTCGATGAGCTAGGCATTACCTTTCATAAGAACCCAATGTCCATTGCACCCAATTGGATTGCAGTGCATGGAGATCACACACCCATAAAGCCACAGGGCGGCTTATCAGCCCTAGAAGCGGCTCGTAGGCATGGAAAGAATGTCATCTCAGGACATACTCACAGAGCAGGGCGTTCTGCCTTCTCAGAGGCTTCTGGGGGTCGCATAGGGCGTGTCCTTCATGGTGTCGAGGTAGGCAATCTAATGGACTTTAAGCAAGCTGCTTACACCAAGGGAGTTGCTAACTGGCAACAGGCTTTCGCCATCATCTATGTAAACAAGGCTAAGGTTCAGGTCGATCTAATCAACATCGAGAAGGACGGCACATTCATTGTGGCTGGAAAGTCCTACGGCAGACCTAGATAATCGTTATCATTTCGTTATCAAAATGTGCTTGATTAGTCAGGCAGTTATGTCACACTAAGTCTGTAAGGGAAACTCCCGAGCAGATAGGGCTAACATGAGCAATCTAGATAAGCTGTTTATTATCAGCATTATTGGCATATTCATAGGCTTTGCTATTGTCATCTTTGATGTACAGCGCACAGCTTATGACAAGGGCGTACGGGATGGCTATCACCGAGGTCGTAGTATCAAGGGGCAGGAATGAAAGCCAATGAAATCCTGCTCACAGCAACCGACACGATCTCTGAGCGTGGCTTATCATATGGTCACCCTTCGGATAACCTGCAACACACAGCAATGCTCCTCTCAGCATACCTACAAACACCAATACACGACTATCAGGTGGCAGGGATCATGGTCTTGGTTAAACTTGCAAGGACTAATCAATCCGCACAGCACATCGACAACTGGATCGACCTATACGCCCTCCAGAAGCCTCTGAGAAGGCTGATCGCCCTGCTCTGTGAGTATGTCCTGAGATGACATTCTTTCCATGCCTACGGGCTGCCTCAAGGGCTGATAGACCGCCCTGTGGCT